TTGAGTCCCTCAAGAAGTCCGGTCTTTTCCCACTTATTAAGCAGGGCTGCACCTTCCTTTTGAAGATCACGGTTAACAATGCCTTCTGTTAATTTATCTAAAACTGACATTTTTTAATATCTCCTTTAAAATTAGTTTGAATATAGTATTAAAGGATCCCCGCTAAATAAATAACGAGGATCCTTTAATTTAATTAACCGTTAAGATCTCTACAGATAACAAGACCATACATATCTGGTCTAACCATCTTCTTGGCATAACGGGTCATGACACCCTTGCGAGGTACGAAGTCCTCTACGCCAAAGATAGTTGGGGTTACCTGAAGTGGTACATACGGAGCGTACACGTATCCGCTCTCAAGGAACGAACCGCCCTTACGACCAACAAGAATTACGTTTCTTGGGAAGTAAGGATCAACATATACATCGAACTTCTTGCTCAAAGAGCCAACATTAACTGCTCCAATGGAGCCGTTGCCATAGTCATTTCCAATGCTAGCACGGAAACCGGCTGTGAACTCAAGAATGTTTGCAACTTCTGGAGAGCAAACAACGAAGTTTGCACCGCCGCGAAGTGTCTTCCTGTGGATTTGAGCTGATACATCGTTAATGGTTTCTGCGAGGGTTTCATACCATTCGGAAACTGTTCCGGTGAAATCAGCACCCATCAAGGATTCATTGTCCAAGTTTCCGCCAATTTGAGAACCTGTGTCGCGAGCTAAGAATCTACCCGGACGACGTGACCAGTATTGGGTTCCAGCAGTAGCACCCTGAATAAGGTCTTCAAGAATCTCTCTGTCAATCTCAAGAGCGATCTGCTCAGAGAGGATGCTTGTAAGCTCAACTTCTGCATCAAGGTTGTGATAAGCATTGAGGTCTTGACCCAATTCTGGTGTCCACTTAGCCTTGAGCTTCTTGGTCTGTGCTGTAACTGCAACGGAATCAACTTTGATGTTGATCTCTGGAATGTCTGCTTCGTTTTCAAGTCCGAAACCATTAAGAGAATTGTCTCCGACAACAGAACCAATTGCTCCCCCCGGCTCATATTCATCAGTGATTGGGAAAGTCAAGTCAAGAGGTGCTGTGCTTTGAACATCAGCAACCCACTCTTTAATACCCAAGTGGAATTCATTGAGTGCAGCACCAGTCAATTTATCAGCAGATCCTGTGTGCTGAAATACGAACTTAATTCTCAAGTCTGTATTTGCACCGTTGTATTCATCACCAGTAGATGCGGAGTGAATTGCTGTTTGGCGACGAACTTGTCTTACATAAGCACGATTTCTTTCATCGTCAGTGCCGTTTAGAGCTTCAACTGCAATAAGGTTTTTCAGATCCATTTGACCTAAATCAGCTGTACCAGCAATTACACCGACACACACAACAGAACCAGAAAGGTCTGGGTCAAATCCAAGTGCCTTATCAAGCTCAAAGTCTCCGGAACTTGCTGTACCGACCATGGAAAGGGCAGCGATCATAGCATTTTCATCAGAACCAGTTGGGCTAGAATAACCATTGTTCAAGCTGTATGGTCCTTGCTCAAGACCATCTCCTGTTAAGTCCACACCACCAGTCAACTCACTACCAACAACTCCTCCACCGTAGAAAGATTTATTGGCAGGATATCCTGCTTTAGCTGGTGTTGGGCGATCATCATCAACTGTGAAGTCAAGGAAGAAAATGAGTCCCGATGGGAGGCTCATTGGCTGAACGCTTACTAAATCGTTGGCGATCAAGTTGCCGAATACACGGCGAACGATTGGGAATGCAACAGATGCGAAACCCTCAACGTCACCTGTTTGCATAGATGACGCTTCACGGAGCAGTTCCTTTGCTTGGTTTTCAAGCAAACGAGACATTCCGTCTTTAGCATTGTCACTCTCGAGTCCCTCTAAAAGTCCGGTCTTTTCCCACTTATTGAGTAGGGCTGCACCTTCTTTCTGGAGGTCGCGATTAACAATACCTTCTGTTAATTTTTCTAAAACTGACATAGTTTTATTTCTCCTTTAAAGTTAGTTTAATCCAGCTAATCTACGCATTCTATCGATACGAGGATCAGATGGGTTTTTAGCCTCTTTAGTTTGTGGTAATAAAGTAGATTTCC